CCGGCGACGTGGCGATCGGGTTCATTTCCCTCGACGGGGAAATGCCTGAAGGTGCCTCATTTGAATATTCAGCGACCGCAAGCGCGCCCGGTGGGTTCATGGACGATGTGAGCATTGATGTCGAATTCTACGATGTCAACTGGCTCCCCAACAGAATCGTTGGTGAATTCGTCAACCCGTCCGATCGAGCGTTGTCGTCTACCTACCTCATGGTGACATGCTTTGATGACGATGGCACACCGGTGGCGTCAGACGTTTCCGCGATTGATCTTGATATCAAGCCCGGAACGACCGCGCTTTTCCAGATGGGTGGGGTGTTTGCCGATCTTTCGGTCTGCGAACGCTTCCTGATCGCCGGAACCGGGCACCCTGTCTAGCCCCGGCGTCGGGCCATTGCGTGCGATCGCATCTCAAGGTGTGAGACCGGCAGATTGTCGGGGGCGTTGTAAATACCGTAATTGATGAATCCCCCGCCTCCGGCCATCGTGCCCTGACGAGATCGCCCACTATCAGCCCCGAGGCTTACATTCGCCGCTGCGCTCATTGCCCCGGCTGCGGACTCGATGCTCGGGATGCCGCGCTCAATGCCGAGTGCCAGACCCTCGGCCATATAGCCGCCCAACTCCATCATGTAGCGGGACGGCGACGAAATGATGTTGATCGCACGAACAATATCACCAACGACTCCGGCTGCCGTTCGGGCCACTCCTTCGAGGAACGGGATACGGGCCAGAATGCCGTTCGCCAGTCCTTCGATCAGGTTCCACCCGGCGCTGAACAGCGTAGACGACAGATCGCCGACAGCCGCAACGACCACCCCGCCGAGCGCGCCCACCGTCGCCTTCGCCAGCGTCCAGGCATTCGCCCAGCCGTTCATCAGGCCGTCGATTAGTTCGGTGCCCTTTGATTCAATCGCGGTCGTCACATCCCCGACGGCCATCTGCGCGGCAGTTCCGAGCAAACCGATCGTTGTCGAGGCCGTTTCCCATGCCGTCGCCCATCCCGACATCAGCCCGTCGATCAGGTCCGTGCCCTTCTGCGCGAGCGATTCCGTCACGTCGCCCACGGCGGCGATCAGAATGGCTGGAAGCCCCTTGAACACTTCTTGCACATTCTCGAGGCGCTCATTGAATCCGGTCACGATGCTGCCGAGAAGTTGCTTGCCCTTCATGGTGAGCGATTGCGTGACGTCGCCGACGGCATCCCCGGCGATAGTGCCAACCAGTCCGAGCCATGCCGTCACCGTCGCCATTTCGTCATTCAGCCCTGAAACAACGCCCTTGAGCAGATCGCGGCCCTTCTGGTAGAGCGCCGTCGAAGCATCCGCGATAAACCCCGGCAACGCTGCGAACCCGGCCCGTAGCGTCTCGCCGACGCCGCTCCACGGAATGAGGTTGAATGCGCCCGTTACGATCTCCGGAACGCGGCCAATCATGCGCTTGAACACCTCGAGCGCGCCGGAGAAATCGCCCTGAAACACTTCTTGGAAGATGCGACCCAGATCCGTAAACGTGTTACCAATGTCATCGAGTACGCGATTTAGTGGTTCAAATCCCAAATCAAGGCCCTTGATTGCGTCACCGAGATGCTTGAACGGAAGCGACAGAATATCGCCTAGGCCTTCGAGCGCCCGCCTCCAGTCGCCGTCAAGGATCGCGCCGCCGAATTTGGTAAATGCGTCGATCGTGCGTTGCACCACGTCACCGATCCGACTGAACCACTCTGAGACCGGGATGCCGGTAAGTTGCCTGATTTGCACCCCAAGCGCCGAAAAGAATGCCTGTACCGGCGTTTCACCCCAACCTCTGAACATGTCGTAGAGCGCGGTAAATCGATCGTATGCGGATTTGACGGCGCCCGCCACGCCGTCAACGGCATCGCGGAACCCCCACCAATTGCCGACGTACGCCGCCGTAAGCAGCGCAATCGCGGCAACCACGAGGCCGATCGGCCCGGTCAGGACCGCGAACGCGGCGCCAATGGCGGGCAGCATGGTCAGGATGGTGCCGAGCACGATCAGCAGCGGGCCGATGGCGGCGACGGCGAGCGCGATCAGCACAATCCACCGTTGCCACGATTCCGGCAATCCCTGGAACCGGGTCAGCAGTTCACGGAACACGGCCACGACGCGGGTCACCGTTGGCAGCAACACATTTCCGAGTTGCGCCCCGACGTCCTTGATTTGCGCACGGAGGATCTTCTGGGAGTTCGCCAGGCTGTTCGAGGTCCGGGCAAAGTCGCCCGTCGCCGCGCCGGCCCGCTGCTGCATATAGGCGTTGGTGGCGAGGATGCGCTGCTGGGTGGTCATGGCGCCGTTGCCGTCGTGAATCCCCTCAGCCAGCGCGAACTGTTCGAGCGTCGTCTGATTGAGCATGATGCCGTAGCGGTCAAGGGCGTCGAACTCGCCCCGGTACGCGGCTTGCAGGGCGCTGGTCACGTCTTCGGTGGAGGCGTTGAAGAATGAGCCGAGATCGGCGGCGAGCTGCAGGTTGGCGTTCGCGAACTCGGCCGCTTCCTGACCGGCAAGGCCAGCCGCCGTGCTGTAGACGCCGAAGACAGCGGCGGCGCTCAGGTACTCGGCTTTGGCCAGCCCCATGCTCTGCGCGGCGGCGTCGCCGTAGGCCAGCACAGTCGCAGCTCCACTCCCGTAGACCTCATTGACGGCATTGATCGCTTCCTGCTGATCGGACGCCATTTTGATGGCCAGTCCCGTCGCCGCAATGATCGGCGTCGTCACTGCTGCTGTCGTCCATGCTCCAGCCTTGCGGATGGACTTGCCGAGCTTGTCGATATCACGCTGCGCCTTGGAAAGCGTCTTAGTCGCGTCGTCCTGCATCGTGAGCAGAATGTTCAGGTTTGCGATCGTGGCCATTGGCATTTCCCGGTTCGCGTGGTTTGAAGGCGCTGCTTGCCCGGAACTTCTGATAGAGCTGGTCCGGTGAGTCCGGGGCCGCTTCCGTTTCCTGCGGCATCACCCGGAACGCATCGGGCTTGAATCGCTGCTTGCCCTGTGCCGCCGCAATGACCGCGTTCACGACGGCGGCGGTGTTGACGGCGTTCCTGGCATCGGCAAGTTCTTCACCGAACGGTTCAGCGCCGTAATAGACCATCCATTCCGTGAACTCGCGGCTACTCATTTCGTTCAGCATTCGAGCGACCGGCATGCCGAGATGCCCCGCTAGGCGGAAGGCGAATCGTCGTTCTGGCCGCTCTCGGAGTTTTTTGCGAGTTCGTCCTCATCGTCTTTCGACAACCCGGACAGCCGGGACGCCACCCCGTAGAGCAGATCGACGGCAGCGGCGCTTTTCTCGCCGATCTTGCGGACGTCGGTATCGGCGAAGATGCGCACGCCCGCTTCATCGACCACCGACAGCGCCACGAGCTTGGCCCGGATGTTCTGCCGGTTCAGCTCGACGTTCTTTCCGCGCTGGCTGACGATGCTGGTTTCGTAGACGTCCCGTTCAGCGGCGGTCAGCCCCCGGACCTTGACCGTGCCGTTCCACTCGGGCACGAACACGTCTTCGGTCTGGATGTCGGATACCGCGAAGATCGCGTCACGGGTGAGAAACGTCGTCATGTGCCTTGCCTCCGGTGATTGATGGTGCCCGCTGCCCGGACTGCCCCGGAGGCAATCCCGACAGCCGGGCAGCGAACACCCTGATGGTTTACGCGCCGCTCCATGTGCCAGCGCCGGTCACGCGCAATGTCACCGAGCGTGTGAGCACGCCCTGCACGGGCGCTTCATGGCCGATGTTGGTCACGAACGCGGCGAAGGTGAGTGTGTCGTCGCCCGACGTGATCGGGAAGACGATCTGAAAGTTGCGCCGCGTGCGCGCCTCGAAGTCGTCCCAGAGATCGTCGTGGGTGGCGTGCTGGAAGAAGTTGAGATCGAACGTGACCTCGCCGCCGTCTTTTAGCGTGGCGATGTACTCCTTGTACCCGCCGGTCGTGCTGTGGTTGGTGACCTCTTCGGTATCGAGCGTGAAGCCCGGCCCGCTGATGTCCCGAACCTCGGCGATCGTGGTGAAGGCCTCGGTCGGCGTCGCGCCGTCTCCGATCTTGAGCAACGTCCCGAACGAACTGACTGCGCTTGAAAGGCTCATCGGCCTTCCCCCTTTCTACACAACGAAAAACGGCGTTCGATCGGCTCCGCAGTGGAACCGTCCGAACGCCGCTGGGTCTGCCCGGTGGCGTGATTCAGTTATGGTGATTCTAGCACCTTACGGCAGAACAAAGACGGCGAACAGGACCTCGGCGTGATTTGCCTCCAGGTAGATCATGCCGTCAGGCTGCCGGAACCCGTTCACCTCCAAGGGCCCGTAGACGATGATGGCGCCGGCGGCGATCGCGTCGGCGGTGATGTTGCCCGTGCGCCCGTTGACGGCCACGCTATTGATCGTCACCGTCCTGCCGCTTGCGCCGCTGTTTCGGGCGACCACGATTTCCTTGCCCGTGTGGACGAACTGGTTCTGGTTCACCGTGTCCGCCGCGGTGAAGGTCGCCGTCACGCCGTCCGTCGGCCACCCGCTCCGGGTCAGCTCCGTTTTCGTCAGGGTCGTTCGTGGCATCTGCTGGATCGCTTTCTGCCGGCTTGATTGCCCGGCGCTTCATCTTCTCGGCTAATGCCTGTTGGCGCTCCTGATCGGCTTGCCACGCGGCAAACACGTCAGCGTCGATGGTGGTGAACTTGCCGTCGGGCGACTCATAGAGCGGCCGCCCGCGATAGGTCTTGTCAGTCATGCAGGATATCCACCTGGTACGAAACGTCGACTTCGAACCGATGGCCGAGGCCATCGATCCCGCCCGATTGCGGAAAGAGCGGACTGCGGCGAATCGGCACGCCCGAGCCGGGCGTGCCGGGATCGCCCATCGCGACGACCTGGCCGTTGAAGCGATCTCGTGAGAACGCGGCCATCAGCGCTGTAATGACGCCCTGCGCGTAGGGTTCGACCGCCTTGTAGTCCATGAGCAGGTCAGACCGCAACACGAACACGTCAATGAGAATCGTGTCGAACGTCCAGTAGTTCGGGTAGCCGTTGCCGCCGTGGGAACTGCCGAGCGCGGCCCGCCCCGGTCCCGGATAGACCAGACAGATGACCGGGTTCTCATCCTGTTCGCTCGGGTACTCATCGGGATTCAGCCCCGGCAAGCCCCGCAACACCGTCCGAATTTCGGCCAGCACGTTTTCCTGTTGGGTCATGCGCCACCCCCGGCGGCTGCGGCCCGTTGCTCGATCTCCCTGGCCATCTGCTTGAGCAGGCGCGGAATCTTCGGCACCGTGTCATCAAGCGCCGGCTGCAGAAACGGCTTTGGCTCGGTGCCCGCGTTCATGATGTGCAGCGCGATCGGCCACCCCGCGCCCTCACCCATCCCCTTGCGCCGCGCCCAATCCTCGAGCGGACCAACGGGCGGCATTTTACCGGGCGGCCGTCCGAGTTCGGTGGCGCGGGCGTACTCAAGGTTCGAGCCGACCTTCACCCAGCGCGGCATGTAGGCGGCATCGACGTCGTAGGCGATGGAATCCCGCAGGCCGCCGCGGTCAACGCGGGCGTGCTCGCGGGCCTTGCCCTGCACGCTGATGCCCGCCCGGGTGAGCAGGTTGCGGGCCGGGATCGCCACGATGTCCGTGTCGAGCGCCCGGATCGCCTCGTGCAGCCCTTCGATGCGAATGACGGCGCGTGCCATGTCAGCCTCCCACGAACCCGACGTTGAAACGCCGGTACGGGTCGAGCAGTTGCCGCACCACCGGATCAACACGCGGCGTGTACTGCACGGCGTTTTCCTGCACGGTGCCAGCGGTGCCGAACGGCGCTTTGGCCGTCTGATTGAGCCGCACGGCGATCATCAGGCAGGCTTCCGCGATCGGTTCGGGAATCGACGGCCAGCCCCAGTCGCCGGTGATGCGCACGCCCCGGCGCGTGCGCGGGAATGCCAGCACCGAGTTCGGGTTCACCATGATGCCGGTGTAGGGCCGTCCGAGTTGCGCGGCGTTGTAGGGTTCGAGGTCGTAATCGTTCGCCGTCCACGTCGTGCTGTACGTGCGGTTGCCGAGATCGTCCGTTTCCAGCGTCGTCAGGGCGGTCAGGTCGTCAATGAACACCATGTCGCCCCACTCCGCCGTGAAGATGCGGGTGGCGGCGGTGGCGGGGTAGAAGTGCCGGTTGCAGAGGCCGTCGATTTCGCGGGACGCCGCCTCGATGATCTGTTCGAGCTTGGCGTCGTTGGCGTCGGTGTTCCCTCCGCTGCCGAGCCGGCCTTTCAGAGCTTCGAGGGTGGTGTAGCCGTTGACGATAGCCATGAGGGCTCCTAGGCTGGGTTGATCGCAACCATTGCGCCACTGATGATGAAGATATTTCCGGTGGTTGTCGTTGCAACGGTGCGCGTGCCGGTTGTGCCGGATGACTCAAGAACTTCGAGACTAACGCCTCCGGCATACCCAGCCCCGCTACCAGACTCATCGAACGCCCCGCCCTCGAATGTCACCGCCGGACTACCGTCGCCTGCGGACACCGCAAGCGTAATGAGTGCCGTGCCAGCAGCGTCCGGGGCGATGGCGTCAAGTTCCACGGATTGCGTTGACGCCGCAAATCCGCCGAATTCAGGCGTGCCCGCAACGTTGACAATATCGCCGTTGTTGTATCCGCTCACCCGTGCGATCACGTAGTTGTAGAGCGCCCAATCCGGGTCAGGGGCAAATGGCGATGTTTCGTTGCCGTCAGCAATCCGATACTGCAGGATGTGCCAGTTGTACTCGCCTCCACCCGCGTCGATCGTCGTGAATCCGTCAAGCGGGGCGGCCAGTTCATCCTCCCAATACACGAGCGCCAGCAACAAGTCGCCCGCCACGATGCCAGTTGGCAGCGTGACCGCGCCGGGATAGTTCCCTGACACTGAGATGGATTCAATCAGCGGATCGCTGGCCGGCGGCTCATGCTCGTTGACCGCCGTGATGACCGCATTGAAGCGCGCCGTCGATGGGCGGCACTCGTACCCATCGGTGGCGAACTCCGGCAGCAGCGCCACCGCGCCCCCGTTGTCGTTCAGCGCCGTGATGATCTCGTTGAGCTTGGCCGTCGATGGTTCCACCTGTTGCCCGTCCGTGTCGAACTCCGGCAGTAACGCGATCTCTGCGCTGGCCGCCGTGTTCGCCGACGCGATCACTTCGTTGATCTTGGCGGTCGTCGGTTCGACCTGGTAGCCGTCCGCGTCGAATTCGGGCAACAGGGGAATGCTCATCGCTTGCCTCTCACCGCCTTGAACGTCGAGGTGTCCATTGGCTCCTGAACGCCGCGATCAGCCCGGTTCTTCGCCGCCGTCACCTGACGGTTGCTCGGTGCCTTTTCGACCGCTCGCGCGCCCGATTTGACCGGTTCGAGGGTTCCCGGGGCGTCCCGGTTGATCGCTTCGGCCTCGGCCTCAGTCAACTCAACCACGTCGCCCTTCGCGCCCTCGCCGTAACTTGAGCGGTAGCGTTGGGTGAATCGGTACTCAGCCATTAGATGCCGTCCATGTAGACGATGCACCAGACGACGGCCAGCAGGTCGGCGGTCGTGCCGTTCCAGCCCGCCGCCGTGGTCAGCTCGCAGCCGAGCCGGGTGCCCGCCGTGCCGGACGCCTTGCCGCGCGGAACCCGCAGGTAGTGATTGGTGCCGGTGGTGATCGAGAGCGTGGTGTCGGCGTCTTCGGTGCCGTCGATGGTCGCCCCGACCGTGATGCTGCCGGCGGAACCGGCCACGGTCAACGACGTCGAGACGCCGACGATGTCGTAGGGAAACGGGATGCAGTAGCCGTCCACGGTGCCGCCCTCTTCGGGTCCGACCGCCGGCAGCTGCACGTCCGTCTGGGAGGCCGCCAGCGCGTCCTGCCCAAACACGAACGGGACCAGCTGGCCCTTACTGGTATCGAGCGTAATCTGCGTCATGATTCACCCCTTTCCGGGCGGAACCGGGGGCGAGCTGCCCCCGGCCCGAACTCATCCCTAGATGGTCACGTTGTAGGCCACCGCGGCGGCTTCGATGCCGCTGGCCGCGCCGGTCGGGCTGAAGCGCCCGAAGCCCATGCGCATGCTGGCAACCAGGCGGTTCTGATCGGTCGCCGGCACCCGCTCGGTTTCGAGCTTGAGGCGACGTCGCCAGCCGGTCACGAAGCCGGTGCGGTTGAAGGCCACCACCTGCCCCTTCGTGTTATTGCCGCCGGTGGTGCTCACCTTGCCGTCGGCTTCCGTCTTCGGCACGACGATCGAGCTGACAACCGGGTGCCCGAGAATGGCGGCCACCTGGCCGTTGAGGAGGTTCGTGCCGCCGTTGTAGATGCGGGCGTTGAGCACCGGATCGAGCGCGGCGATGGCGTCGGCGGTCTGCGGATCGGCCACGTAGATCAGGTCCTGCCCATTGGTCGGGTGGCCCCAGTCGTAGTGGTAGGTCGGATCGAGCATCAGCCCCTTGAGGCCGTGCAGGGTCGCCAGATCGATCGCCCCGGCCACGTTGTCGCCGTTGGCGGTGTTGTCCACCAGCGCCGCATGGCGGATGCCGTCGGCGGCCAGGTAGTGCTTGGTGTCGGCGGGATCGGCGTCATCGAGGTTGATGTTGCCGGTGCCGGCGTTCGTGGTGTCGCCGTTCATGACGATGCTGTCGGAGTAGTAGCCGACCGACCGGGCGAGCTGCTCCTGAATGAGCGCCACGAACGGAACGATCGAATCTTCTTCGAGCTCGCCCGACCACATCTGGTGGGCGATGAACTTGTAGGCCGTCACGGCGACGCGGTTCGAGCCGGTCTTCGTGGTGTTGTAGTTCGAGCTGTTGTTCGCGGTCGATTCGCCCACGAACAGGAACTCGGGGATATCGGCCAGCACCGGCAGGTAGGCCACCGGAGCCGTCATTTCGAACGACGGGATCAGGCCGAGGATGCGGGATTCGTTACGCGCCCCGGCCCAGATGCTGCCGACGTACTGGGCGCCGACGAGCTGCGAGCCGAACCCGCTTTCGGCGGTGTCCATCGCGCGGTGCGCAGCTTCCCACTGGGCGCGGTTGTGCCTGGTGACGCGCGGGAAGAGATCGTCGATCGCCTGCCGGTCGATCCGCTTGATCTCCTCCTCGCTCATGTAGACGGCGTCGGAATAGGCCTTGAAGGCCGCTTCGAGTTCCGGGGACGGGCCGGAACCGCCGCTGCGCTTGTTCGCCATCATGATGTCGAACAGGAACTCGATGCCGGTCGGAGTGACTCCCCAGCGGGCGAACTTGCCGCCGACCACCGGCTCGTCGGATCCGAACCGCATCTTGCGCACGAAGTCGGCGTCGCTCTTGAGCAGGTTGAACCGCTCATCGACGATGCTGCGAATCTTGTCTTCGGACGTGTTCTCGCCGATGGCCTTGAGGCGATCGGCCACATCCTGCATGAACTGCTCACTGACGGTCATGGGGTCTGGTCCTTTCAGGCGGTGAGGCCGAGCGCGGTCCGCCACTTCATTTCGTCGAATGTCCGTTCGTCGTCGTCCGATTCCTCGGGTTCCTTTTTGGCGCGATCCAGCACCGAATTGATGAGCGTGATGGCCTGCGCGAGATCCTCCCGGTTCTTGCGGGACAGGACCGCGCCGGCCCGGTTGCTCAACTCGATGAAGCGATCGGCGTGCAGATCGGGCTCGCCTTCGAGGAATCGGCCCCGCAGGGTGTCATCGTCGAACGCCTGCAGCTCAGCCGCCGTCGCGAACTCGGGCGGGGTGCGCTTGTGGCGCGCGTAGTCGCGGGCGAGCCGGTCATAGGCCGCACGCCGGTCATCGTCCGATCGCGGGCCGTAGGGCTGAAACAGGTCCACCATCGCGGCGGATGCCTCCTCCCAGGACGGCCTAGCGGACTGTTCGGCGTCGGGTGCCGGGGAATCGTCGTCAGGGATCGCCGCCAGCTCGAGCGCCAGCGACCGGAAGAGCTTGCGCTGCCGTTCGGCCAGCGCGTTCGGATCGGCGGGCACGGGCACGCCGGAGATCTCGAGCAGCTCGGCTTTGGTCGCCCGGGGCGCGTCCTGCCCCTGCGACGGCTGATAATCGATGACGTTGAACCCGACCGAGACGGCGTTCAGGATGCCGTTGCGGTACTTGCGCTCGATGCGCAGCGCCTCGGGGTCGTCCTGATCGAACACCACATCGGCGATCAGGTTGTCGCCGTCAATGGCGATGGACTTGACGGTGCCGATCGGCGGCTCGAAGTAGTTGTGCGCCCACAGGAAGACCGGGTTGCGCTTGAAGTTGTCGAGCTGCCAGCCCGCCGCTTCCACGATCATGCCGTCGCGCACCACGTCGGACGTGGAGGCGATGAAGCGGATCGCGTCACCAGGGCGGGAGTCGTCGGCGCGTTCGGTATAGGCTCGGATGTACTCAGGCATTGGGTGCGCCCCTTTGAGCAAACGAAAAAGCGGCTTGTCGGTGAATCGGTGGTCCGATCCCTGACAAGCCGCTGAGCACACGCCCGGTGGCGAAATTGAGTTATGGAGATTCTAGCACAGTGCGTTAGCTCGCCTTTCGGTCATGGCAGCGGCACGATTCCTCACGTTTGCGGCGTGGCACGATCGAGCGCGGCATGTCGAGATAGTCCTCGATCGCGCCCAACTGCATAATCAGCGCCTGTCGCGTAATCATCCAGAGACGGCGCTCGTGTTCCGATCCCTCAGGCACGCCGTTTTCGTCGATAATCCGCAACGTCTCAATCGCGTCCATCGGCATCCTCCGGGCATTCGACCTCGTATCCGCTTTCCGTGCGCGTGATACGGCAATGACGCTTCCAGCGATCAGGAATCGGCTGACCTTGCGCGGGGTTCATGAACGCCTCATGCGTCCACCGGGCAGCGAACTCTAGGTAGCCGATCGGCTTCACATTCTTCGCAACGATGTACGGGGCGCGTTCCTCGCTCATGCATCCTCCATGTCGATATCGAGCACCGCCGTCATGGTGCAGCGGCACTGAATGTCCTCGGATGCAACGCCGATCAGCCCCGGCCCCTGTCCACGGTTCCCGCCGACATTGAAGTCGTCGTCCAGCCCCACGATCTGCCCGTGCGCGGCAACGTGACTTTCGCGGGTCCGGTCATCGAGCGCCGACAGCCACCGCTTGCCCCCCACGACGCCCGATTGCTTCCAGCCCAACAGGTCCGCGTTCGAGTGCGCGATGTTCGATTCCGTGCGCGCGATGGTTTCGGCGCTTGACCGGATGCGATCGCCCATGACGTCGTTCACCCGGTCGGCCAGCTTGTCCACCGATTCCCCCGCCTCGAACCCCTCGCCGAGCGACTCCTTGAGCGCGTTCCAGGTGGTTTCGTTGACTTCGCGGGCGAACCGCTGCACCTGACGTTCGAGCGCGTTGATGACGTTCGGGTCGAACACGTCGAACGCCGTTCCGATCCCGAGGTCGTCGAGCGCCTCATCGCCCGCCTCGCCGATGATGTCGCGCAGCACGGGCCGCAGTTCGGTGCTGAAGGTGCGGATCCAGCGCGGCAGGTCGAACGGCTCGTCAACGAAGTCCGCTTCATCGCGCTTGACCGACCGGCTGCGCAGCTGCGCCAGAATGGATTGCTTCTGACGGCGCATCAGGTCGCCCGTCACCTTGCCGATCCGGGCGGCACGCGGCTCCTGGCGGCGATCAGCCCGCTCCATGAAGGCGCGGTGCTCCTGACTGCCGTACTCAAGGGCGCGGGTCATGCCGGGCGCGATCATGCGGGGTTCAGCTTCGGGCGGCTCCTCTACCTCGATCTCGGACGGCGGCAACATCGGCGGTGGCTCTTCTTTCTCGCCGTCCTTGACCGGAGTCAGACCCATCGGCGCCCACCACACGTCGCCCCACGGCAACGGGTCGCGGCCCTGCTCGGACAGGTAGCCGTTGATGGTCATGACGCCGCGCTCGATCTGTTCCTTGTCGATGGCCCACTTCTCGCGCTCAGCTTCCTGGAGCACCAGCACGTTCGCCGTGTCGAACTCGATCACATCGGCCTGGCCGGGAAAGAGCGGCAACAGTTGCTCGGTGAGTTCGTCGGCAATGAATTGCGCCTCGGGGATCAGGGTGCGCAACCACAGGCCCAGCTCCGCCGCCTTGACGTTCTCATAGGTCCGCTGTCCGCCGATCAGATCGAGCGGCACCCCATAGGCGGTGGCGATCTCTTCCTTGCCCCATCCGAGCGTACCGAGGAATTCGGCGTCCTTCGGCGTGATGCTCACCGATTGCAGTTGCGCTTCATACCGCAGGACAGCGATGCGGTGCGCCTTGTCCGCACCCCGGAACCGACGGCTGAACGCTTCCTCGATCTGCTTGCCTTGCTCTTCGGTGAGTTGCGTGCCGGGTTTCGGGCTGACGATGCCGGAGACCTGGTTGCCGTTCTTGAACAGCATCGCGTTGGAGAGCATGGCCGCGCTGGAGGTATCGGCGGCGATCATGCCCGCCTTGAGCGGGGTGAGGCTGCGATATTCGTTCATGACGTTCGGGTAGCGGAACCAGACCACTTCCTCGCGGTCAAAGTGGATCGGCGCGCCACCTCCGGGCGGGTCGTACTCGAATCCGTCGATATAGCCCTTGCCGGCCTTGACGCGCATCCGTTCCGGGTTCACCCACCAGATTTCCCGCGGCACGCGACCGGAGCGTCCCTGCCCCCGTTCCAGCACCCAGAACGCGCCCTGATCGAACACGCCGAGACTCATCTCGGTCATTTCGATCAGGCGGCGAAAGGTCCAGTAGGGGTTGACCTTGTGCAGCAGTTCGTACAGGTCGCCGCTGGTGACTTCGGTGCGCTTGCCCGACGTCGCCACCTTGTACAGGCGCGGAGTCAGGCTGGACAGCATTTGCGCACGCAAGCGGTTGCAGGCGTAGACGGTATTGTTCGTGTGCAGGTAGGACGCCGGGTCCGTGGTGCGCCCGAACGTGTCGGTTTGATCGTAGTAGTAGACCGGCTCGATCATGTTGTTGGCGACGGTGAAGGACCGGGCGCCGCTCATCAGGCCGTCAAGGAATCGGGTTAGAAGCGACATAGGATCACCGCCTAAAAAACGAGCTGGCCGGTCAGGCCGCCGTTGAGCCAACCCACGATGTACCGAACTGCATCGAGGTAATGAAAACTGGCCTTATCCTCAATGACTTCGGTCGGTTCGCCGTTCGCGTCGAGCACCCGGCTGTACGTGTTGAGTTGGTCAATCAGTCCGGCACAGGATCGGAACACGAACAGCTCGTTGCGCTGAAACGAGCCATAGACGCGATTGATACCAACTTCCACCTCTTTGACGTCCGGCTCGGCGATCGGAAAACCAGCCTGCCCGAACTCCTGCCGCCACTGACCCTCACTGTGCGACCCGCCGACGACTTTCAGCGGGCGACCGTGTTTGGCTTCCCATGCCGCCGCGTGCTGTTTGGCCGTGCGACCACCGGCGAGATATTCCGCGTAGACGTAGTTCCGCTTTGTTGCCGGTTCCTGTGCGATCCAGATGCCGGCCGTGTTGACGCCACCGAAGTCAGCACCCTGATAGCGGTCCCACTCATCGGGAATCGCGAAGTTGTCAACGATGTGCAGTGCCGGATCAAAGCAGTCATAGATCAGCCCGGCTGGGCGTTGGAATCGACCGAGATAGAACATCTCGTATTTCCAGCGCGGCATGTCCCGCTCAGCCCGTGCGAGTTCTTCGGGCGGGAACTTCGGGTTTGCCGTAGACGGAAAGTTGATGACATCAATCGTTGGGTGATTCTGCTTTGCTGCAACCCACGGATCGTGAAACGTTTGCTTGAGCCACCCAAGATCATACGGGGTCGTCGTGATAAGCGCCCGGCCCTGATGGATCGACAAACGGCGTTGGATCGCTTCCCACGATGCCCGCTTGAATGTCTTTTGTCCGGCCTCGTCTAGCCACGCTGCCTTCGCCGTCATTGACTCCAACGATTCAGGATCAGCCGCATAGCCGAAATAGACATTTGTCGGCTGCGCTTGCGATTCGCCCCACAATCGCTGTTCACCTGCGGTCGAGACGGTGAATGACCGAATAGGACTACTTCGGTATTGACCAATACTGAGTTGCGTTTCGAACAACCGGCGGAATTCGGGCAACGCCTTCACTTCTAGCAGTGGGAACGTCGGCGTGACCACGAGGTAGTCGCCCGCGCCGCGATCGATCATCTCTTGCAACAGCCAATGAGGCCCGAACGATGTTTTACCTGATTGTGTCCCGGCCAGCACGACAACGTTGCGTTTGCGGGATCGCAGCGCCTGCCATTGTCCGGCATGAAAATAGCGATCCAGTCCTCCGTCCGGCGAGACGACCGCAAGCTCAACAGGCGGGTGTGCGGTTGCAGCAACCATCAGTCGTCACCTGGCACATGGTCACGGATCATCGTTACAACGAGCGGCCCGCCGTCTGCTCCCGAGTGTTCGATCTGCTGTTTGTCGCCGTACACCTTCCGGTTGTGCGACTTGAGCAAGAAGATGGCCGCCGTAATGAATTGCGGGTGCTTTGGATTCCGGGCGACTTCAAAGACTTTTGTTTCAACTTCATCAATGCCCGCGGAAAGCCCAATATCCCGCGCTGCCGTGCACCGCTCTCCGAACTCGGGGTAATCCATTCGCCATCGCTGAAACGTCTTCGCGGAGATCCGGCATCGACGCGCAGCCTTGCCATACCCACCCAACTCTTCAAGAGCCTCGATGAGCGCCGCCTCTTTTTCAGGTGAATACTTTGAGACGTTTGGCATCAGCTCACCAAAAAAGAAAACGCCGGAGACAAGAGACCTGCATGGTCACCGTTGCCTCCGGCGCGGGTCCGCCGTTATTGAGCGAATTGTACCACGTTATGGTGTTTCATCGGGAAGGAACGTTCGTCGCACGCTATCCACGTCGCTCCGCACTTCGATGGTGTTATCCGGCATCGTCGGGTCGATCTTGATGGCGATGTATTCGCCCCGCTTCATCACCTCATACCCGGCTTCGTGGAGCGCCGCGAGAATGGCGTCGGCAACGTCGATCCGCCATCCCCATGCGTTATCGTGCTTTTCCAGTTGTTCCCCGATCACGTCTCTCGGCTCACTCACCGTTGCCTCCTAGCTTGGCGTCGATCTTGTCCCGAACTCGGCCAAACGTCTGTGCCATTGCGAAGTCATAGTGGTTCATGTTTCCGCGAATACCGCCGTCGTTCGCGTCAATCCACGCCCGCAGCTCCCGCAGCCCCGCGTTCCGGGCATCGGCGTGCAGGGCTTCGACACGAGCGCGGGCGGCGTGGAACGTGCCGTCTACGTCCTCCCACGAGTCCCAATCGCGCATCTG